GTGAACGCCCGCTTTGAGGTCTACCCGCGGCAGGACAACGACATCCCGCCCGGCTTGGTCGGCGAGGGCTTTGGTTGGCGCTTCCGTGCCGGCACCGGACGGATCACCGCCACCAGCATCGAGGGCTACGCGAGCGAGGAGGACGCTGAACGGGCCGTCCGTCAATTCTGCGACGACCTCGAGCCGTACATCGGCGCTAACGGCGATCTTGTCCTACCGCCGGATCTACTGCGGGTCGATTCATAGTTCCGTCCGAGGTCACTGTCTAGGATTGACCCCAATCTGCACTGGGCGAACTACGCCCTCTCGCAGATCACGCGGCGGTCTCGCTGGCTTCCCACCGGCCGAGTCCCGCCCACAGAACGGCTCGACTCCCCGCAGGGATACTCGCTGCCGTTCACACCCGGCCGCCTTCCGGGGGGAGCGAGCGGCCGGGGATCTTCAACGCCGCGGGGTAGAGCAGTCAGGTAGCTCGCTGCGCTCATAACGCAGAGGCCGTCGGTTCGAATCCGACCCCCGCCATTCACCGCTGCCGTGGTGCAACAAGGCGATCCACAAGTGAGCACGCGCGCCGAAAGAACTCCCTCAACGAGCGGATAGAGCCCATGCGGCCCCGTACCGGGGTTGGCGGGACCGCGGACCGCTCAGCGTGAAACGCCGGGTGACAAATCGGAAGTCCCGGCCGGCAGCACCTCCCTTCCCTACGACCCCTCGAAAGGATCCGAGACCGATGGGACCCAACGGACCGAAAGGCACCGCCCAGAAGCTCGCAGCCCTCCTTCTCGGACTAGTGATCTGCCTTGCCCTCGTCCTCCTGCTGTTGTTCGCCCTACAGGGACGGATGGACTTCTCGTGAACGAAGTCGTCGACCTCGATTCCCGCCGAGGCCAAGGGGCCAAGGGCGGCCATGGAGGTAAGCGCCACGACCCGAGCCCTAAGTGCGGCGCCAAAACGCGCGACGGCGGCAAGTGCCAGAAGCAGAAAGGCTGGGGCACCGACCACAAGGGCACCGGCCGCTGCAAACTCCACGGCGGCTCGACGCAAAGCGGCAAGCGGGCCGCGGCGAAAGAGGCCGCCACGATCATGGGCGAGGCCATGGACATCGAGCCCCATGAGGCTCTCCTGTCCTGCGTGCGCATCGCCGCCGGAGAAGTCGCCTACTGCACGACCGAGATCGCCGCGCTGAAGAAGGCGACCGAATCCACGATGTTCGGCGAGAAGCTGAACGTCTGGATCGAAGTCCGCCAAGGCGCCGTCGCCCAGCTCGCCAGGTACTCCAAGATGGCGCTCGACGCCGGGGTCGCGGAGCGCCAGGTGCAGATCGCCGAGCGCTACGGGCAGATGCTGGCCGAGTTGATCGGGGGCATCCTCGAGGAGCTGAAGCTGACGGCGGCCCAGAAGGACAAGGCCCCCGAGATCGTCCGTCGCCGGATGCAGATGCTTGAGGGCGGCGCCAAGGCGGCATGAGGACGCTGCCAGTCGGCACCGCCGATGCGGTGGTGTCTCGACTCTGGCCTGAGCCCAATCCCTTCGTCGATGATCCGGTCGGCTGGGTTGACGACAAGCTCGGCGAGTTCCTGTGGTCGAAGCAGAGGCAGATCGCAGAGTCGGTACTGGCCAACCGCTACACCGCCGTGCAGTCCTGCCACGACTCCGGCAAGAGCTTCATTGCCTCCCGTCTGGCCTGCTGGTGGCTGGAGGCGCACGACCCGGGCGAGGCGTTTGTCGTTTCCTCGGCGCCGTCGCAGTCGCAGGTCGAGGCGATTCTTTGGCGCGAGATCGGCCGCGCTCACCGCAAAGGGGAGTTGGTGGGCCGGATCACCAGCGGCCAGGTCCCTCAGTGGAAGATCGGCCAGGAGATCATCGGCTACGGCCGCAAGCCACAAGACCTCTCCAACAAGGAGGAGGCGATGGCGGCGTTCCAGGGCATCCATGCCCGGTTCGTCCTGGTCGTTCTCGACGAGGCGTGCGGTATGCCGAAATGGCTCTTCGACGCCGCCGACACCCTCGCCACCAACCGCAACGCCCGTGTGCTGGCGATCGGCAACCCTGACGATCCGCAGTCCCACTTCGCCAAGGTCTGCGCTCCGGGGTCGGACTGGAGCCGTATCAGGATCGACGGGCTGGAGACGCCCAACTTCACCGACGAGGAGATCCCCGAGGAGTTGCGCGACCTGCTGCTGGCGCCCGAGTGGGTCGAGGAGCGGAGGAGGCGCTGGGGCGAAGACTCTCCGCTCTATGTCGCCAAGGTCCGCGGCCTCTTCCCAGAGGTCTCCGACTCGACTCTCTTCCCGCCCGCGCTGCTGCGCGCCTGCCAAGAGCGCGAATTGCCGGGCACCGACAAGGGCACCTACGGCTGCGATATCGCCGAGGAAGGTGAAGACGAGACCGCGATCTACCGCAACCGCGGTGGCGTCATCCGTCTCGTGCAGACCTACTCGAAGCAGAGCATCGACAAAACGCAGGGCGCCATCGCCGCCCTCCTGCGCATCCGTGGCGACGTGCCGGCGGTGATCGACTCGATCGGCGTCGGCGTCGGCATCCAGGCGAACCTCGCCGCCGAAGGGCTGCTCGCCCACAAGTTCAAGGCGAGCTGGAAACCGATCGACGAGGAACGCTTCGTCAATCGTGCGGCTGAGGTGTTCTGGACCCTTCGCGAAGAGATGGCCGCCGGCGCCGTCGATCTCCCGCCTGATGGCGAGGACGACGACCTGATCGCCCAACTCGGCTCGATCCGCTACTTCCACAACCCCAAAGGGCAGATCTACCTCGAGCCGAAGGACAAACGTAAGAAACGCGGCCTGCCTTCGCCCGACCGCGCCGACGCAGCGGCCATGGCGTCGATCCCCACCGGTGGGCTCGCGACCCCCATGTCGCAGGCCACGCCGTTCGGGTCCGATGAGAACTTCCTGACGAAGGAGTGGTGACGTGCCCACCGACACCGGCGCCAAGCCGCCGACCTCAGAGATCGGGAGCGCCACCGGCTACGGCGGCCCCGGGTACGGCTACGCAGCCGCGATCCCGTGGCAGGCGTTCATCCAGACGGGCGAGTACGCGCCCGACCTGAAGTGGCCGCAGATCACCGGTGTCGTCGACCGGATGCGGACCGACGCCCAGGTCAAGGGGCTCTACCTCGGCTCGGTGCTGCCGATCCGCCGGTTCCGCTGGCCGATCGACCCGAACAACGCCCGGCCCGAGGTCGTCGAAGCGCTGGCGAAGGACCTCAACATGCCGATCAAGGGCGACGACGAATACCACGCCGGTCGCCGCCGCAACGCCTTCTCCTTCGGCAGTCACCTGAGCGATGCGCTGCTGGGCCTGCTGTACGGGTTCTTCTACTTCGAGACGGTCGGAGAAATCGGTGAGGACGGCCGCTGGCACCTGACCAAGCTGGCGCCGCGTCACCCGCGCACGGTCGGGCAGATCTTCGCCGAGCCCAACGGCGACCTCGTCAAGGTCCGCCAACTCTTCGGGATCCAAAACCAGGACATCCCCGCCAACCGCCTGGTCACCTACGTCTGGGAACAGGAGGCAGGGAGCTGGGTCGGCACTTCGATGCTGCGCGCCTGCTACCGCTCCTGGCTCTCCAAGGACGAGCTGATGAGGGTCGATGTGACCAAGCACCAGCGAAACGGACTCGGGCTCCCCGTCGGCGTGGCCGCGACCAACTCGCAGCCGGACATCGACGCCATGCAGCGGATCGCCTCAGAAGCGCGGAGCGGCGAAACGGCCGGCGTCGGGATCCCACCCGGGGCCGACCTGAAGCTGAAGGGCGTAGAGGGCTCGCTGCCCGACACGGTCGCCTCGATGAACTTCCACAACGAGGAGATGGCCCGCTCGTTCCTGATGATGTTCATGCAGCTCGGGCAGACGAAGACGGGCAGCCGCGCGCTCGGATCGGACTTCCTCGACTTCTTCGGCTTCGCACAGGAGGCCATCGCCGACTGGATCGTCGATGTCTTCACCGAGCAGGTGATCGAGTACTGGGTCGACGTCAACTACGGCCCCGACGAGCCGGCGCCTCAGCTCTCCTACGAACGGGCCGGTGGCGAGGATCTCGCCGCGCAGGATCTCGCGCTGCTGATCCAGACCGGAGCGATCCAGGTCGACGAGGGCATCCAGAACCAGATCCGTCGCCGCTACGGCTTCCTGCCGGTCGACCCCGATGCGCCCGCTCCTGCCCCAGCGCCTGCACCTTCCCCGCCCGAACCCGCACCGTCCGCCGCGGCGAAGGCGGGGGAGAGGCGGCGCCAGGTGGCGGCTGCGGCAGCCGATCTCTCCCTGCCCGACCGCCCCCTGCGCCGCCAGCCCTACAGCCAAGAGGTGGCGGCCAAGGTCGACTACGAGCTAATGGACGCCCAGGTCCAGAGTCGGATCGACTCATTGGTCGCGGCGATCAAGGGCAAGCAGGCCGATCAGATCGACGAGCTGGCGGCGGCGATCGAGGCTGCCGACGGCGACCTCGAGAGGCTCGCCGCTGTCGAGGCGTCGCCCGTCTTCGCCGAGACGCTGGAGACCTCCATGCTCGAAATGGCCGCCCAGGGCGTCGAACAGGCGATGGGTGAGGCCGAGCGCCAGGGGGTCACCCCGAAGGCGCCGGACCTCGACACGGCCGGGCTCAAGGCCCGCGCCAGCGCCGTCGACACGCTGCTGACCCGATCGCTCTCTGAGGCCGCCGGCCGCCGGGCGATCAGCCTCACCGCCGAATCGGGCGCGCTCTCCGCCGCTGAAGTCGCCGGCCAGGTCAAGGACTACCTCTCGACCCTCTCCGACGACTACCTGCAGCAGCAGCTCTCAGGCTCGACGGTGCAGGCGATGAACACCGGTCGCAAGGCCGTCTTCCAGGAGAACCCGCCGAAGTACTTGTACGCCTCGGAGCTGCTGGATCAGAACGCCTGCGAGGAATGCACGGCGATCGACGGCACCGAATACGAATCGCTCGAAGACGCTGAGGCCGACTACCCGACCGGTGGCTACGCGAACTGCGAAGGCGGCCCACGGTGTAGGGGGACGCTTGTGGCGGTGCACACCGACGAGGCGGCACCGAGCCAGTGAGTAGCGATGCAAGCTTCAGCCTGGTCCTCGCCTTCGATACCGACGATCCGGAATTCACCCGTGGTGTCGAGATGGGCCGTTTCTGGGAGCAGTTGAAGACCGGCGAGTCCGTTGATCAAACGATCCACGCAACCAACGCCGAGATGGCGATGCGGGCTTGCGAGGCGCTGGAGCGCGAGTTCACCGCCGAGGCGCTGGACGACACCTGGATAGAGCTTCACGTAGCTGAGGGCGCCTGACGCCTCACGTTGTTGTTGATGGGGTGCGCGGCCCGGGGTCAACGGAAGGCCCCGGGCCACGGCTTCACTACGGACGAAGGAGACGCCCCACATGGAGTACCGCACCATCGAGGGTGTCGAGATCGCGACCGTTGGCATGGAGTGGTCGGCCTCGACTGGGTCGGTGACGATCACCTTCGAACACCTCGCCGATGCCGCAGAGGCAGCCAACAACGACCCGCACATCATCAGCCCCCGGACGAAGCTCGGCCACATCTCCGAGATCAATGGGGCGCCGACGATCGACTCCAATCCCTTCGCCGCACTCGGGGACGCCGAACCCGCCTTCGGGCGCTGGGTGAACCTACGCCTAGAGAACGAAGGAGCGGTGCTGGTCGGGGACTGGATCGAGGCGCCGGGATGGCTGGCCGAGGCAGCACCGAGCGCATTCCCGAATCGCTCGATGGAGGCCGCATTCGATGTCACCACCGAGGGCGGTAAGCGCTACTCGATGGTCGTCACGGCGGTCGCCCTGCTCGGCCCGATCGAACCGGCGATCAAAGACCTGGAGGACTTGGAGCGGTTCCTGATCGAGGGACCGGAAAGCCTGACGGCTGCAGCGCGACCAAAGGAGGAGTCGATGTCAGAGGTAGCCGCGAGCGTCAGCGACGGCACGGTTCGCCAGCGCTTCAACTTCGAGTGGACTCTGGAAAACGAGACCGAGCACGACACCTATTGGTGGTGGTGTCGCGATATTCGCGTTGACCCACTCGAGGTAATCGCCGACGACGACGAGGGCGGCCTGTGGTCGATCCCATTCGAGACCGACGGCGAGGACACCATCACCTTCGGCGAGCCGGTCCGCGTGCGGGAGCAATACGTCCCGGTCGCCGCCTCGGCCACCTCCGTAGTCGCCAACTTCCGCGAGCGCAAAGAGCAGCGCGTCCTCGCATCCAACCTTGAGCGTCCGGAGAAGCCGGCGCCGAAAACGGCTGCCTCCGCGCAGCCAGACAACGAGGAGGACACCATGGATCCGAAACAGATCCGGGACAGCCTCGGCCTGGCGGAGGACGCCACCGACGAGGAGGTCATCGCCAAAGGTCAGGAGCTGCGTGAGGCAGCGGAGGCCGAGGAGGAGACCACGGAGACGGAGGGCGCCGAGGAGACGGCCGAGACCCCGGCGGAGCCAGTCGCAGCGAGCGCCGGCAACGAGAACGGCGTCACCGTCGACAAGGCCGCCTTCGAGCAGGTGCAGGCCGAAGCGAAAGAGGGGCGCGCCGCACGCGCCGCGCAGCTCTCGGCGGAGCGCACGTCGATCATCGACGGTGCCGTGAAGGTCGGCAAGTTCCCGCCGTCCGCCGCCGCCGCCTACCGCGAGCAGCTCGACAAGGGCGGGGAGATCGAGGCGTCCACCCGGACGTTCATCGACGGCCTGCCGGAGAACACCGTTCCGGTCACCGAGATCGGCGCCAGCGTTGAGGCGGAGAACGGTCAGGTCGACCGCGTCCTCGCCTCGTTCGGAATCAACCGCGGGTGATCCGCGTCAACTACGGGCTCTAGGAGGTCCACATGTCTGAGCAGATCGCTCGCTACAAACCAGGGCAGAGCATCACTGGTTTCGCCAACGCCCAGGTCAACGCCGGCCGCTTCGTCAATGCCGTCGCGACCAAAACCGCCAACGGCGACTACCCGATCGAACATGCCACCGCGAAAGCGGTCTCGGTCCTCGGCGTCGCCGAGCAGGACTCGGGTCCGACTTCCCAGGATGCCATGTCGGTCGAGCGCCGAGTGGCAGTCGTCCGGCGTCCCGCCATCGCGCGGGTCCTCGCCGGGGAAAACCTGACCGCCGGTGACGAGGTCGGCGTCGGCACCGGTGGCAAAGCCGTGAAAGCCGTGGCCGCCACCGAAGCCGAAATCAAAGAAGGCAAACCGCCCTACAAAGTGCCGGCCGTCGGCCGCTGCCTGACCACGGTGTCCGCGGAAGCGTTCGCCGAGGTCGATCTCTACTAGGAGGACGAACGATGACTACGGTTCAGAATCCCGTCGCCAATCCTCTCGGTGGAGCGACGGTAAGCGGTACCCAGATCACGGTTGACGCTCTCGTCAACCCGCCAACGATCATCCCGGAGATCATCCGGAGCCTGGTCGCCGAGAACATGGGCTACTTCATCGAGAACGTGTTCAACACCCCGGGCCTGACGGTCCAGGGCGGCGCCGTGATCTACACCGAGACGTTCCCGGAGGATTACTTCCTCCCGGCCGATCAGTCGATCGCGCCCCGCGCGCCCGGCTCGGAGGCCGTGCGTCTCGGCTCGACTCGTCACACCCCGAAGGTCAGCCGGCCCGAGTCCTACGCCGGCACCATCGAGGTCCACGACGAGGTGAAACGGCGCAACCAGGTGTTCGCGGCCCAGCGTCAGTTCACGCAGGCGGCAAACACCTTCGCGGACAAACTCCAGACCCGAGGCATCGCCACGCTGCTGGCGGCCACCTCGGCATGGGGCCGCGAAATCACGGCCGTCTCAAAAGGCTGGCGCAAACCGTTCACCGAAGGTCTGCTGAAGGCGGACCCGTCGAAGCTGGCGATGGCCGACTTCGCCGCCGTCTTCCAGCAGTTCGAGGAAGACAAAGCAGGGATCCGCCCGGATCTGCTGATCGTCAACCCGGCGGACGCCTTCTACCTCAACCTGACCTACCCGAACGGCCAGCTCAAGGCGCTCCTCGACGAATGGGGGCTGACCCTCAAGTCGACGCCGCTGCAGACGGTCGGCAACGCCCTCTTCTGCAAGGGCGGCCAGGTCGGGCACATGCTGTTCGAGAAGGCCCTGGACCAGGAGTACGAACGGGACGCCGACGCGAAGACGGACCTGTACGTCCTCGAGGTCGTGCCCGTCTACGTCGCCGACAACGCCGCGGCGGTCCTGCAGGTCACGGGGGTGAACGGCAATGGCTCCTGATCGAGAGGTAGTCACCGCCCTCAAGGCCTACGTCGACACGCCGAATGGCATGATCGAAGTGCGGCGCGGTCAGCCGCTTCCCGACGATGCGCTGGACGGCGAGGCCGATCGTCTGCGCGGGCTCGGGGCCATCGGCGTTCCAGCCGAGGTCACCGGCGAGGACTCGGGCGACTGAGCAACGCCACCATGCCCCGCGACAACCCGGTCGCGGGGTGATAGCCGATGAGTCCCATCCGCTTCCCGGAGATCTCTCGCGAGGAGTTCGCGAAGAAGGCTGAGTACACGCCCCGGGTGATCCCGGCGGGCGAGACGTTCCATGTCCCGAGCGGCAAGCAAGTGCTGTTCGCGGAAGAAATCGACGTAGAAGGAGACCTTGTGATCGATGGCGACCTGGTGGAGGTGAGCTGAGATGTCAGGTGGAGTCGCGCTGGTGAAGCGCTCGCCCGACGAAGTGGCGCCGGCCCCCGAGGGCAAGGTCCGCATCTTCATCGACGAGAGCGGCCGCCTCGCGCTGGTCAACGACGCCGGCACGGTGACGACGCCCGAGGCGCTCATCTCGTCTCTCCTCACTTCCAAGCAGGATGCAGCTACCGCCGCCACGGACGTCGAGCTGGCCAGCGCGGTGGCGACGATCAACGCCGCGCTGGCCTCCGAGCAGACGGCACGTGAAGCGGCGAAAGCCGTGGCCGACGCTGCGGTGCCGAAAGCCGGCGGGACGATGACGGGTCCGCTGACGCTCTCCGGTGACCCGACCAACGCGCTCCACCCGGTTACCAAACAGTTTCTGACCGCCCAGATCAATGCGCTGATCAACGGGGCGCCGGGCGCTCTCGACACGCTGAAGGAGATCGCCGAACGCCTGGAAGCGGACGAGTCCGTCGCGACTGCTCTGGCCGGCACGGTGGCCGGCAAGCTGACCGCCTCCTCGAACCTCTCGGATCTCGGCAGCGCCAGCACGGCTCGAGCGAATCTCGGCCTGCACACCGCCGCGACGAAAGACGCTGGTGCTGCAGGGGAAGCGGGCAAGGTGCTGAACAGCGACGACACCACTCTGCTCGCCCTCGTCACCGCCGGTGTCGCCGAAGTGGGCACCGCAGCGCCGTCCTCGACTCTCGCGCTCGGCCGCTGGTACATCCGCACCAATGAAAGCGGCACCCCGATCGCGCTCTACCTCGGCCGCAACCCCTCGGGTCCGAAGGAAATCGACCTCACCGGGACGCCCGCCGATGGCTCGGTCACGCCCTCGAAGTTCGCCGGCGCCTACATCGACGGGGCCGTCGGCACGCCGAGCATCCGCACGCTCCTCACCACGCTCGAAGAAGACGCGACCCACGCGGCCACCGCGTCCGCCGTCAAGTCCTACGTGGACGCCCTGGTGCAGAGCCGGCCCGTCAAGCCCTCCGCCGCCTTCGCGACCACCGAACCGCTCCCCGCCTGCACCTACGCGAATGGCACCGCTGGCGTCGGCGCGACCCTGACCGGCAACGCCAACGGCGCCTTGAAACTCGACGGCGAAAACGGCCTCACGGTCGGCCAGCGGATCCTCGTCAAGGATCAGGCGGCTGAAGCCCAGAACGGCCTCTACGTCGTCACCCAGAACGGCGGCGTCTCCCAGCCCTTCATCCTCACCCGCGACACCTCCATGGACTCCGCGAGCGAGTTCCAGGGCGCGGCCGTCTTCGTCGAGAACGGCACCGTCAACAAAGCCCAGGGCTTCGTCTTCGCCAGCAGCGCCTCCGGCTTCACGGTCGGTACGACGGCGGTCAAATGGACGAAGTTCACCGGGGTCGTCCCCGACGGCTCGGTGACGGCCGGCAAGGTCGGGTCCCTCAACCTCGGCTCGCGCTTCTCAGCCGACGGCTGGGGCTCTGGCTCAGGCAGCTTCGTGCCCGGGGCCAAAGCCGAGATTTGGGTGCCGATCAAGATCCAGCACGCCTGCACGATCACCGGCCTCACCTACCAGGTCGGGGCGACCGCCAACGGGAAAGTGATCGCCGCCCTTCACAACGCCGCCGGGGAACGCAAGGCGGTCTCGGCCGAAGTCGCGCAGGGCACGGTCGAACAGCCGCAGAAAGTCCCGTTCGAAGCCGCGCTCGTCGTCACGGAACCCGGCCTGTACTGGGCGTGCATCGTCTTCGAATCGGCGACCGGCACCTGCATGGGGGCCTTCAACCTGAACCCGATCAAGAAGGAAACGCAGGCTGAATTCAAAGCCGCTGCCGCCCTTGTGGCGCCGACCGATCCCGTCGGCGGCGTGAAATCCCCGTACCTCCTGACCTACTGATGCTGCCTGCGCCGGCCGCGTTCTGGAATCAGCCACTTCCCTCCGACGCGCCGATCGATGCCGAAAGCGCGGCGTTCGTAGCGAAGCTCGTCAGCCAGGGGAAAGCGACCTCCTATGGCTTCAGCTACCAGACCTTCTCGGTCTCGATCTTCTACGCCACGCCGACCACGCCCACCTACACGGTCCGAATCGACCAGCCAGAAGCCGAGGCGGGGATCAGCCCCTACTGGAAAGACCTCGAAACGATCATGGCGGCGGTGCCGATCCCACCGCAGGCCCGACCGCCCGGCCCGTTCCCCGGCGACAACCACGTTGTCATCCAGCGCCGCAACCTCGACGGCACGATCGACATGTGGGAGTTCTGGAAGTTCTCCCAGTTCGAGGTTGACGGCCCGCACTCCGGCGGTCAGGCCACGGGGTGTTCGGCGGCCTGGCTCGAAAAACCCGGCTTTCACTGCGAGGCCGGCGCCGGCTTCAAAGACTTGTCGAAGAGCCTCGGCTACTTCGACGACACCTCGTGGCCCGGAGTCGCCGGCGGCCGGCACTTCAGCGCCGCCGCTTCTGGTCTGCCGCTTCTCGGTGGGGCGATCACGCCGGCGGAGATGCAGCGCGGCTATATCGGCCACGCGCTCGAGGTCGCGGTCCCCAAAGCGGGCAACGCGAAATCACCGACCTTCCGCTGGCCGGCGAGCAAGGCAGACGGCGCCTCCTCAGAAGCCGACGCGATCCAGCAGGGTATGTGCCTTCGCCTGCCCCCGAGCTTCGACCTCAGCACGATCGGCAACGCCGCGATTCGCACCGTCTGCGCGGCGATCCGAGACTTCGGGATGTACGTGCACGACTCCGCCGGCAACGTCACGATCAAGTGCGCGAACGAATACACGGTGCCCGGGTCGCAGGCCACCACCACCGATCCCTGGAAAGGCCCCGAAAACAAATACGGCGGGGCTGGGTCGATCTGGTCGAAATTCCCGAGCGGCGCCGGTGGGCTCGCGGAACAGATTCCGTGGGAAGCGCTCCAAGTCGTCGATGCGAGCTACCGGCCGCCCACGATTGCGCCGGGGATCCTGGCAAGGGGGGTGTGAGCGAATGGAGGCAGTAGCCCCGGGTGAGAGCCGGCCGATCACGCTGACGAATCTCCCCACGGGGCTCGTCGGAACGCTGGGCGTGCGCCTCGAGGACGCCGAGAACAACGTCGTGCAGGCGCGCACCACGAAAGGGATCACCGAATTCGCCGCCGGCAACTATCGCGTCTGGATCACCTTCCCCGAGCAGAAGGGCTTCTACGTCGTCATCGCCGACGACGAAGGGGTGGAAGCGGTCGAGGAGTACCGGGTCACGAACGATCCGCTCGCGCTGACGGCAGACCCGCTCGAAGTCGACTGGCGACCGGCTCTGGCCGAGATCGGCGCACTGCTCCGGGCGCGCACGAAGACCGGAGAGGAGAGCGGCGGTCGGGAGATCGGCACCTTCAATGCCGACACTCGCCCGACCGCTGACGAGGTTGAAGCTCTCGCCAACTACGCGACGGCCCACGTCGCATCACGGATAGGGCTGAATCCCTGCTCTAAGGCCCTGAAAGACCGGGCTCGCGGCATGGCGGCCCTCTACACGGCCATGCTGGTCGAGCTTTCCTACTTCCCTGAGCAGGTAGGCAGCAGCCGCTCGCCCTACGAGCAGTACAAGGCGCTCTTCGACGACGGCATGGATGCCCTGACCGAGGCAGTCGCTGAGCAGTGTGGCGAGGGCGGCGACGGCAAGGCGGTGGGTGGCACCGGTCCGCTGCCCTCCTCCAGCTTCCCGGCGCCGAGTGGCATTGCCGAGACCTGCTGGTGAAGCTCTCGCTGGACATCTACGGCGAGGAGCAGATCGACCGCGACCTTCTGCGCTTCTCCTCCTACGTCGGGGACCCCAGGCCGGCGCTTCTGAAGATCGCCGACGACATGCGCGATCAGATCGCCGAGCAGTTCGAGAGCGAGGGCCGGCGGGGTTCGGGGGGTTGGGAGGCGTTGAAGCCGGCCACGCTCGCCGAGAAGGCGGCGCGTGGACTCCCGCCGGAGATCCTCCAGGCCACCCGCAAGCTCATGTACTCCCTGACTCGCAAGGGCGGCGACCACATAGAGGAGGTCACCGACGACTCCTTACTCGTCGGCTCGCGCATCCCTTATGGGCGCTTTCACCAGCGAGGGACGAGCCGGATGCCAGCCCGCCGCCCCGTCGACTTCACCGACCTCGATCGTCGCAGCTTCGTCCGCATCCTCCAGCGCTACATCACGACCGGGGAGGTCTAGGTGAGCGACGACGCGATCTTCGGTCCGATCGTCGAAGGCGGCGATGTCAAAGAGGCGGTCAAGGCCACGCTGAAGAGGTGGATCCCCACCTACCTGGCTCTGCTCGAGCGCCATGCAGCGCGCGAGCCGAAATCGATGCTGTTGCCGCACTCCTACGTGATGAGCGACGGTGACACCCTCCAGAAGAAGGTCGAGGAGGGGTTGCCGGCCGTGGTGATTCTGACCCCCGGCAACGGCGAACGGCGCCCGAAACGTGATGGTGAGGGCAAGTACCGCGCTGGCTTTCGGGTGACTGTCTCGGTCGTCGTCTCGGCGAAAGACCAGGCATCGACCACGGCGCTGGCGGAGCGCTACCGCAAGGCCGTCGAGCTACTGCTGCTGCACCAGGGCTCCCTTGGCGGCTTTGCCGAGGGCACGATCTTCGTCGGTTGGCGCACCGACGACATGGATCCGCAGGCCGATCGCACGATCGCCGCGGGGACCAACGTCTTCGAAGTGCTGGTGAAGGGCATCGCCCAGCACGGCGCCGGCCTCAAGGAGCCGCTGGAAGAACCGTACGAAGAAACCGACCTACCCACGATCACTGAAGTGGACGTGGACGTTGAAGCGGAGGAACCGTGAAGGAATATCGCGTCTGCTCGACTCAGATCGAGGACATCCACACCGGAGCGAACTTCGGCCCCGGCGAGGTCGCGGTCGGCTTCGATCCCGAGAACGCCTACGACGCCGCAAAGCTGGCCGAGGGCAAGTTCGTCGAGGTCGCCGAGGCAGCCGAGCCGGAGCCCACGGCTGAGGCGGTCGAGCTGGCCGAGCAGCTTGACATTGATCTCGCAACTGTCGCTGGGAGCGGAGAGAATGGCCGCATCCTCGTCGGCGACGTGAAGAAAGCCCACGAGGATCAGGAGGCATCGAAGTGAGCGCACCAGGCGTTATCGAGAAAGAGATCGAGGCGAGCGTCCCCACGACGCCGTCGGTCGATGTTGCCCGTAACTTCGTGTGCGGGTTGGCCGAACGTGGCCCCGTCGGGGTCGCGGTGCAGTGCCAAACCGACTCCGTATTCGAAGCCGTCTTTGGCCGTGAAGTTAGCTACGGCTACCTGCCCGACGCGGCGCGCTGGCTCCCGGACGGTGGCTCCTACGACAACTGGTTCAGCCGGGTCGTCGGCCCTGCCGCGAAACAGGGTTCGGTCAAACTGGTCGACGGCAGCTCGGTCAACACGTTCGAAATCCTGGCCGCCAACGCCAAAGGTGACGTGGATCCGGGCGCCTGGTCGAGCAACGTCAAAGTGAAGACGACGCTGACGGGCAGCACTACCAAGCTCGAAGTCCTCTACGAAGGCGTCCTCGTCGAGGAAACGCCCTTCCCCTTGACCCGAGCCGAACTGCTGGCCTGGGTGAAAGCATCGGCCTACATCCGCCTCAAAGACCTCGGCGGAGGCGAACCGAAAACCCAGGAAGTCACCCTCTCGGGCGGCACCGACGACCGGGCGAACATCACGATCACCCAGTGGGAAGCGGCCCAAAAAGCCTTTCTGACGGAGCTCGGGCCGGGTCAGCTCGCTTGGCCGGGTCAGACGACGAAAGCCGCGCGCGTGGCGATGGCCGAACACGCCAAGCTCTACAACCGCGTCGTCGTCCCTGACGGGATCGACACTCGGACGAAGGCGACCCACCTCTCCGCCGCCGAAGAATGGAGCACCGTCGACAAAACGCTGCGGCGCTGCTCCTTCCTGCCGTTCGCTCCTTGGATCGAGGTGGCCTCGGCTGAAGGCGTTACGAAGACGCTGCCGCCCTCGATCTTCGTCTTGGCACGGATCGCAGCCCACGACGCCGAGACGTACAGCCCGACGCTGAAGGTGAACAACCCCAACGACCCGGCTGCCGGGAAGAACGGGATCCTCGACGCGGCGCTCGGGCTCTCGCAGGAATCCTGGACCGACACCGAACGCGAAGAACTGAAGCTCGCGATCAACGTCATCCGCTGGGTGATCGGGCAGGCCCGGATCTACGGCTACCGCACGATGGCCAACCCGCTGACCGACCCCAACCACACCTGGGGCTCTAACCGGCGGATCGATATGGCGCTAAAGGCCAGGGGGCAGGTCGTCGCAGAGGACACGGTCCTCGGACAGGTCGACTCCAAAGGCCACAAGCTCGGCGAGTTGGAAGGCGCCCTGAAGGGCGTGTGCCAGCCGTACTTCGAAATCGGGGCGCTCTTTGAGGATCGCCGACCAGGGGTCGCCCACCCCGAGGCGTACTCGATTGACGTGAGCGAAGGCGTCAACCCGATCAAACAGCTATTCGAAGGCAAGGTCCGGGGCGTGATCGACGCGCGGCGGGCGCCGGCAGCCGAGACCGTCGAGATCGACTACACCGTTGAGGGGGTTTCCTGATGGGATTGAACAACGACCGGCTCGTCAAGGCCCGGGTCAACAATGTCGACGAGGGGACCTGGGACAAGCGGGCCGGTGGCAAAACCGACTCCTCTCAGAAGAAGTACCACCCCGGAGGGGGCCGAGCCGTCCCGCCGATCAACCTCGACGGCAAACAGGAAATCGAAAACATCACCTGCGAACGCGGTTTCGACACCGGCGTTGTCCCCGGCAAACTGAAGGAATTGCGGAGGCTCTGCGGCAAGCAGACGCCCGTGCAGGTGACCGAGCTGGAACTTGACCCCGACGGCAACATCATCGGTGAGGGCGAAACCTACATCGGCACCCTCAAGGCGGTCTGGAAGTCGGACACCGACTCCGAAAACGACGACGAGGGCATGATCGCGTTCGAGGTCAACGTCAGCTCGATCGTCTAGTCCGCCGCACCCCTACGAAGGAGAGATCACATGGAGGCGCACGACGCCATGACTGACCCTGCCCTGGATGAGGGCGCCGCTCCCGCCGAGGCGCCGCGGAGCCTGGCGGACGAACTGGAGGCCGATCGCAAGTCGATGGCCTCCGAGCGTGTGCCGCTTGAGCTGGAGCTTCCCGGCTACGGCTCCAAGCTCGTCGCGAAGTACCGCGTGCTCGACGGTGACGAACTGGAAAAACTGAGCGAGCGCCAGCGCAAGATGTCTCTGAGCCACGACAAAAAGGCCGTCCTCAAGAGCATGTGCGACACGATCATTGCCGCCTGCGTCGGGTTCTTCACCACCCGCGACGGCGATCTGGTCCCGCTCGAGGACGCGATGCCCGAGCTGGGTGTCGAGGGGCCGATCCGCTACGACCGCAACCTCGCCCGCGCCTTGCGCATCGAAATGGACGAGAACCCGACGGCCCGCTCGATCCTGGTCGACGCCTTCGGCAACGGTGAGAACGTCGAACTACTGATCCTCGCCCACTACCGCGACCTCGATCAGTGGATGGGCGCCGCCAACGTCACGGACGACCAGCGTTTATAGAGTCGCTCGCCGGCGATAAGCGAATTGAGTTCGCCGCGCTCGCGGGTCTGTATGGCTTGGATCCCGACCGCGTACTGGACGAGCGCAACCCCGAAAGGCAGGCCATACACCAGGCACTAGTCGTCTGGGCTGACGATCTCCGTCACCGCCACGCGAAAGACGCCGCCGTGCGGATCGCCAACGCCGTCGGCCAACTGTTCTAGTCGCCGCTCGAAAGGAGGGCTCGCATGTCCGATCTCTCCGAGGAGCTGTTGGCGATCCGCCTGGAGCTGAAAGGCGTCCGGGAAACCGTCGAGGGCTACGTCGCCGTTCGTGAGGAGCAGGAGCGCACGGTCGGTACGACGCGCGCGATCGGCACCGAGTCCGAGAAGACGGCGCGGAAGACGGGCGTGCTCTCGCGCGCCTTCGGTGCGCTCGGCAAGGCGGCGAAGTACGGGATCGGGATCCTCGGCGTTGGCGGCATCTTCGCGCTGAAGGCGGCGACGGAGAACACGGAGAACCTGGGGCTTGCCACGGCGAGTCTGTCGCGCAACTTCGGCTTCAGCACGAACGTCGCTTCTCGCTGGGCAGCGGTGCTGCACAGCCGGGAGATCGACCCGAAAGCGCTCTCGATGGCGTTCGGCACCCTCTCCTCGAAAATGGTGGAAGCAGGGCGCAAGGGCAGCACGGCGCTAACTCCTTTTCACCAGCTCGGCATCAGCCAGGAAGAAGTCCAGAAGGGCGCCAAAAACTTCGAGTGGGGCCTGCTCCGGGTGGCCAGGGCGCTCGGCGAGGAGGAAGGTGGCGCCAAACGATCCACGGCTGCCAAAGCCCTCCTCGGCAAAGGCTTCCAGACGCTCACGCCTCTCTTCTCCGAAGGTGTCAAGGGGCTGAAGGAACAGCTTCACTGGGCCGACGAATATGGCGTCACGCTGAACAAGACCACCGAGGAAGGCATCTACGGGATGGTCAAGGGGCAGCGCGAACTCAAAATCGCCTCGCTCGGCTTGCAGCTCGGGATGACGAAGGCGCTGATGCCCGCGATCGAGGGCGGCGAGGATCAGCTCAAAGAGTTCATCAAAACGCTGAACGACCCGGACCTGACCTCCCAGCAGAAGATCAACCGGATCGAGAAGCAGTTCGAAGGGCTGGAGGAATTCCTCTTCCAGGAGCTGGAAAAGATGCTCCCCCACATGGCCGAACAGGGGGGCAAGCTCGGGCTGCGGTTGGCGATCGCGGTGTTCCACTCTTTCCAGAACGCCGGGGTCGGCGGAAAGCTCGTGATCGGGCTGTGGATCTTCAAGGCGTTCGGCGGCGAGGCGCTGGTGATGGCCGGCGCGCGCAGGGTCGGCGGTCGGATCGGCACGGAGATCGGGCTCGGGCTCGGCGCCGGCGTGACGGGCGCCTTCATCGCCTACGAAGTCTGGGAACACCTGAGCCAGAAATCGAAGCTCGGCGTCATGCGCTGGGTCGACAACGCCTCCGAGTGGTTTGTCAACGGCCTGATCCACCGGGTCAACGAAGGCATCCACCTGATCAACGAAGTCTTCGCCAAGTCCAACGTCTTCGCCTTCCTCGGGATGAGCGCGCCCGAAATCGGCGAAGTCGGCTCGGTCGAATTCGGCGGCGAGCTGACCCGAAAAGAAGCGAAACTGCATCGCGAAGAAGGGCTGATCGAAGGCCCCGGCGGGAAACTCATCCCCGGCCCGAGCAAAGCCGAGGCTGAACAGCGCCGCCACCACCCGAACCGCCGCCGCTCGGTGCCGAACAACCGGCCCCGGCCGAACTCCTCGGGCCTCTCGCGGACCTTCTCCGCAGGCGCCCGGCGCCCGATCGTCATCGAATCGGTGGTCAACCTCGACGGCAAGGAGATCGCCCGCAATACCACCCAGCATGCCGAGGACGAAGCGGCTTTCCGATGAGCGAAGTGCGGATCATCTCCAAGAACCCCGACATAGACATCACCGTCCCGATGGGCGACGGGGTGGCGACCCTGCCGGGCACTGGTCTCGGCGGCTGGAAGAGCGTCGAACGGATCGAGGACGTGGCCCTCTCAGACTGGGAAGGGCAGGCCCAGCTCACTCAGGACGTGCCGCTCATGCTCGACGGCTGGGGCATCCACCCGCAGTCGGTCCAGCGCCAGCTCGACACGATCTTGAAGCTCGGCCGCGACACGACCGGAGACGAGTCGGTGCCACCGGTGTTCCAGGTCTGGGGGCCAGTCCACTTCCCCGGCAAGTGGTGGGTGCTGCCCGAAGAGGGCATCGAGCTTTCGACCAACGAGGACGAGGTGATGCGGGGCGGTGACGGCACGCTGTACCGCCAGGCGCTCACCCTGCACCTCCTCGAGTACACCCACGACATCTTCGGGAGCAAGAAGAAGCGCCCGCCCAACAAAGGGTTCGGCGATCAGAAGCGCGGCCCTGGCATCGGGCCGCCGGTGCCGCTGACGCACACCACCTCCGCGAATGAGACCTTCTCCTCGATCGCCAAGGACGTGTTCAACGGCGAATGGAAACGCTGGAGCGAGATCGCCGACAAGAACCCCGTCTTTCCGCGCAGCCCGTTCTTGAAGTTGCCGCCCAACCGCACCCTCGTTCTCTGACGTGGCCGAGAAGAAGGGGGTCGGCGCCGCGATCGCGGTCGAGACCGGCCGGGTGCAAGGGCTCGAATCCTCGATCCACGACCTGACGCTGCGCGACGGCAGCGGCGTCACTGCCCTGGTCGGCGGGTCGATCGTCGGCACGCCGATGCTGACCCGCTCGACCGAGGGGTCGAGCCTGATCGAACTTCAGATCTACGACCCCGAGCTCCGCTGGCTCGAAGCTTCACTGGCGAGCCAGACCTGGGACTGCGAGCTCGACGGCCTCTGGTTCCGCTACGTCGGCACCACGAAGAGCGGCGCCATGATGACGCTGAAGTTCGAGGACCGGGAGATCGCCCTGCTGCGGGAATCGCTCGGGCCGCTCAAGCGCTACGCCCACCGGGGCCAGCCCAACGAATTGACCCTTGCCGAGTTCATCTGCGGCCTGGTTGAAGAAGTGCTCCCGCGCGCGCCGATCGTCTGCCCGCAGCTCGAAGAACAGCAGCCGATCAAAACCGAACGCCAGGCAAAGAAGGCGGCCAAGGAAGCTGGCGCCAAGCGCGGCAAGGGTGTCGGCGACACGAAGGGTCTGAAGGTCAAGGGGCAGACGCCCACGGCACACCAGACCGAAGTGCTGGAGACGGCGCTGCGGATCGCGGCCTCCGAGCCCTGCCCGTTCGTCTGCAAGGTCGCGGTCGTCGCCGCCCTGATTGATGAGACCGATGCGGGCGCTGTCGACGGCGGCAACGTCCTGGAGGCGCTGGAACCGTACACGCGGATCCGCCCCACGGCCGAAGAGATCTCAGGCTTCCTGTTCGGGGAACCCGAGTGGACCGGTGTTACCGCCGTCGGCTACCACAAGGCCCACCCCGAGGCGACCTTCTACGAAATCGCTCAGGCGGTGCAGAAGTCGGGCGCCGGTGAATCGACGAACGGTGCCGGCAACTACGGCCTGTTTGGAGATGAAGCGCGGGCGTGGGTCGAAGCCTTCGACGGCGGGCCGGGCGAATCGTCGGGCTCGGTCGAACATACCAAGCCGCGATCCTTCGAAGTCAAAGCCAAGGGCGGCGAACGCGGCGGGCCCGAGGATTTCTGGGCGGCGATCCAGCGCTACGCCAAAGCGGTCAACTGGCGGGCCTTTTTCTGCGCGGGCGTCTTCTACTACATCTCCGAGGACGAACTGGCACGGGGCGCGGTGCGCCTGGCGATCCGTCGCGAACCCGGTCACCGGACCCCCGTGAACGATGCGATCGAAGACGTCGACTTCGACGCGAACTCGCGCAAGCCGGTGAGTGAGTGCACCGTCACCGCGCTCACGGCGGCGTCGAGCGAGGGCCGAGGGTGGGGGGTTCCGCCCGGCGCGGTTGCCACCGTCGCCGGCTACGGCCCCGCGAGCCTTGGCCCGGGCGATCCGCCGGCCAAGGAAAAGCAGAAGGAAGCGATCTCCTCGGCAGTCAAGGCTTCGACCCACGAAGGCAAGGGCCGCTACATCGCGGCGAAGATCGCGGTGCCCCTGCTCGGCCACCCGGCGGCGCGCAAAGTGCAGGTCACGCTCCGCAAAGCGACCCGGCCATTGCCAGAAGCGGCGAACGAGACGAAGACTGTGGCCAACCCGACGGGCTCCCGGAGCCTTGCCGGGGAAGGCGAAAATGGCATGGGCGTCTACTCGGGGACGGCCGAAGACGTGGTCAACGAGGTCATCGACTACGCCCACGGTCATGGCTTCCCTGCCGTCACCAGGCAGTCGGTCCGCGAAGCCAACGCTGCCCACGGCCCGACCGTCGATGGCAACCGCTCCGACCATCAGGGACCGCCCGCGACCGCCTGGGCGGCAGATATTTCCAATGGCTACGAAACGCCCGAGGAGGCCGCCCTCGCCGCCGCCATCGCCAAGGCGTTTGGGATCCCCTGGAGCGGCGCCGGGCTCGTCACCCACGAAGCGCATGGCTACCGCCTCCAACTGATCCACAACACGATGGAAGGCGGCAACCACTACGACCACGTCCACTTCGGCTGCGAGGTGATGTAGGTGCCTGACCCCGCCAACCTCACCCGCTCGGCAATCGACCTCCCGGACGCGCAGATCGTCACCGCCACCGTCCTCGACGACGCGACGACGCTGAGCGACAAGGTGCGCTGCAAGCTGCCCGATGACGACGTCGGGGCGACGGACCCAGCTGAGTGGGACCCCATCCCTCGCCCCGCCGGCCTCTTCTATCCAAAGCGCGGCGACCGCGCCGTTCTCGCCTTCCCCGAGGGAGGGGATCTCGACCCGCTGATCCTCCGCTTCAAGCCGCAGGCCACCGAACCCGACCACGCCTTCTAGAGGAGCGCAACCCGTGGCGCGAGCCCCGCACTTCCGCACGCCCTTTCGCGTGGCCGACGGGGCACCCGTCGAGATCGAACAGGACACGCCGGCCGAGTTCGGGCAGTGCATCACAGCGGTCCTGCGCACGCCCGAAGAATCGCTCCTGGACAAGCCGGCGTTCGGGCGGCCGGATGAGGCCTTCGCCCAGGAGGTCCCCAATCCCGATGCCGTCGTCTATCTGAGCGCCGTAGAGCGCTGGGAGCCGCGCGCTCGGGTGATGGGGGAGGCGTTCGTGCAAGAGGAGATCAAACGGATCGTGGTCAGGCAGGAGGGGCAGTGAGCATCTTCGAAGACATCGATCCGCAGAACGACCCGGCGACGATCGAGCGGGAAATTAACGAAGCGCTCGAGGCGCGATTCGAAGGCTGGTTCGCACCCGACGGCAGCCTCACCGAGTGGCAGATCAAAGTCTGGGCGCGCCTGATCTCGATCACGCGCGGCATGGCCGCCGAAATGCGCGCCGCCTTTCTCAAGGGGTTCGGAGAAAAGGTCGCCGGGGTCCCGCCAATCCAGGCCGCGCCGGCAACCGTGACTTCTACCTGGACGCTCTCCGACACCCTCGGGCACACGATCAAAGCCGGGACGAAGGTGACGATCGCCGTCCCCAACGACGGGCAGCCGGCGGGCTTCGAAGTCGTCTCCGACGTAGTGGTGCCGCCAGGTTCCTCGGTGACCGGGGCGGGCGCGGTGACGCTGCGCGCGGTGATCGCCGGCACCCAGGCAAATGGCCTCACCGCCGCTCCCGCCCCGAGCGACGCCTACAACTACATCCAGTCGATCGCGCTGGTCGGGGTCACTTCCGGCGGCGTCGACGAAGAGGACGAAGACGACTACCTCGACCGCCTGGTCGAAGAGCTTCAGCTCATCTCGCTCTCGCTGATCACCGAGGAAGACTTCGCTAAGGACGCACGCTCCCTCGCCGGGATCGAGCGCTGCCTATGCATCGGCGGCTACGACCCGGTCGCCAAAACCGAAGGCAACCCCCTTGTGGTCTGCGACTTCCCGGTCGACGCGGCCGGGCAAGACGTGAGCGCGGAACGTATGGCCGAACTGGTCGGCCGCCAACAGGCCAAGGTCCCCAGCGGCGTCCTGGTCTACGGCGAAAACCCGACCCGCACGAAAATCGACGTGAAGGTCGAAGTCTCCGCGCTCGCCGGCTTCGACCCCGTCGCCGTCAAAGCCGCGGTCGAATCGCGTCTGGGGGAATACCTCTCGCCGGCAACGTGGGGCACCGGTGGCCAGCATGGCAATCCGCCCGCCGGCTTCTGGCGGAACGCCACCCACCTGTACTTCTACGAGCTGATCTCCGAAGTCGACCGGGTGCCGGGTGTCGATCGCGTGATCTTGCTCGAATCGCGCAAACACGGCGCCGGCAGCTACGCGAAATCGGACATCGAACTCCCCGGCCCTGCCCCGCTGGCCGAAGTCGGCACCTTGGAAGTGACGGCGTCGTGAGCGAAGCAGGGACCGACCTCGCCGAACTCTTCTACGAAGGGCTGGGCTTCCACGTCGAGGACGACACCAGCGGCGACCTCCTCAAGTACCTCCAAGGGCTGAGCGCGCCGCTGCAACCGACCTTCGATCTGGTCCGTCCCCGAGCGGGAATGGCCGGCTGGGCGATCCTTCTCGACCCGGACCTCTGCCCTGCGTGGGCACTGCCCTTCTCGGCCCAGCTCGTCGGGATCGAGGTGACGCCCGAAATGAGCGAGGCGCAGCTACGGGCCGAGATCAAACAGCCGACGGGCTGGCGGCGTGGGCAGACCGAATCGATCCGGATCGGGCTCAAACGCACGCTGAAGCCTGTGGCCGAAGAGGAACTATTCGTGATCGCGCGGCCACGGACCCCCGAACCGGGGCGCCACTTCATCCGCACCCTGCTCACCCAGACTCCCGACCCAGAACGTACGGAGTGGCTGGTCGAACACAAGTTGACGCCCGCCTGGGAGCGGGTCGACTACGAGGCGATCTCGGGCGAGACCTTCGACGAGATGACGGGCAGCAAATACGCGACGTTCGCGGCCATTGCCGCCGCCTTCGCCGACTTCGAACACCTGGCCGGCGCCGCGCCGGCAGACCTCTAAGGAGCCGATCTCGATGCCCGAAACGAGCTACGGGAGCCTCAAAGCGACGGTCCCTAAATCGACCGACTACAGCCCCGGTGGCCCCGACGTGCCGCGGGCGTTTCGGGAGTTCACCGACAGTGTCGGGGTAGGTCAGGGCGCGGGCAAGCTCCTGGTCGTCCAGAACACGGGGGCTGCGGCCTGGAAGGCGATGAAAGGCGACGCCACGCTGGCGGAAGACGGGACGCTGACGGTCGCCGACGCGGTGATCACGTCCCGCAAGCTCAAACCGACCAGCGGCCTCCTGCAGCTGAGTGAATCCAAAACGCTGACGGAATCGTTGGTCGACATGCCGGGCCTCAAACTCGAAATCACTCCTGCGGTCCCGAGCATCCTGGTCGTCACCCTCTCCGCCACCTTCCTTGTTGCCGCCGCTGCCGCCAGGGCGGTGCTCCTGGTAGACGGCGCGGAACAGGAAGATGCGGCGGAATACATTGGGAGCGCCAATACCGCTGGCACCGTCGTCACCGTGACGCAGGTCTACCGCCTGGCACTGACGGCTGCACCGCACACGATCAAAGTTCAGGCTCGGAGGAACAACGGCGGCGAACCAAAAATGCTGAAACGTGGCTCGATCGCGAGCGGCGGCGGCAGCTCACTGCTCTACATGCTGCACGCCTCCTAGCTAACGCGGATAGGCCGCCCAGGGACGTTCGATGTACTCCCAGACGAGCCGGAACCAATGCGGCCAACGAGTGACGGCGATTGGGTAGGTCGCGTCGCAGAGTTCTTCAAGGCCGGGAACCGGTTCCCAGACCCCTAGCTCGGTGGTCCAACAGACGATCTCGGCGGCACTATGCCGGTTGCATCGACCAATCCGCCAGCCTTCCGTACCAGATCCTCGTTCACGCTCGAAGCGGTCGACGTAGTGCCGCGCTGTGGCTCCCGTGAGCGGTACCGCCCGGGCCACCCCTACCCAGATCGTCGTCCCCAGCATGACGACCAGCACCCCGAGGATGTAATTTCGATTTCGCATGGGACTCAACCTCCCGTGTCATGCCCCCGGACGTTGCTGCGTCGCGGGGGCGCTTTGGTAAACGCGCGCCCAGTGTAGGGAGCGATGCTGAATGTCGCAACTACGCAGGCGCCGGTGGCTCGTGGTCGACGGCAGCCGCGAAGTCGTACCGGCAACCGGGGCAGGTCGTCCGCCCGCGCTTCACCGTCTCCCCACACACCGGGCATTCGCGCCCCTTCGGCCTCGTCATAAACCAGATGAGAGACAGAACGAGGAAGCCGAAGAACCAGATGAACCACAGAGCGACGACGGCGATGCCAGATCCCGCCGTCGAACCGGCTTCGCAGGCGCCTCGGTAGGTCTCGCGGGCACACTGGCCCGAGGGGTCCGCGCTGGCTATTGCGGCGACGATCCAGATCGCCATCACCACGCACCAGGCCACGATCACCCACGTCATCTTCCGCCAGCGCCGCATCGGTCCTCCCCTCTAGCTGCCCGTCAGAGGTTCGCGACCGTACCAGAGCGGCACCGCTAAAGCGCCTGCGGACGGTTTCGGACGGTTTCTCCTCTTCGCTGTACCTGCCGCATCAGATCGGACCCTCAACCCGCGAGAGACGGAGGAAGTGAGCCCGTGCGTGAAACCGCCCGACTTGAAGGACAAGGAACTCGGGAACCTGCGCTCGCTGGTGGTCCTGCTCCTGGTGCTGGTGATCGTCTACCTGGCCGTGCTCCTGCCGTGGTCCGATCAGGCCGGAGCGGTTGGAGGGGCCATCGGGGCGGTGGCCACGCTGCTGGGGATCGTCCTGGGTGCGAGCGCCTGGATGCGGCGATGAACTTCCGCCACCGGCTCGGCAGCGAGCTATCGCAGATCGACCACGACCTTCGCCGCACGCCGATCACCGTCCTCTTCCTGATCTCCCTCCTCGCCCTTGTCCTGGCCGCCACGATCGCTTTCGGAGGGCTGCACCCATGAGGACCCGTGAGGACGCCACGAAGACGCCGCCGGTGCTGGCTGGGTTGCTCGGGCTGATCGTCGTGCTGCTGCTGGTCTCGATCGCGCTTCAGGCCGGGGTCGTCAACCCGACCGCCCAGAGCACCCAGAGCGAGGTCCGCAGGATCGCCTGCGCCATCGCCGAGCAGACGGCCAACGGATCCCGGGTCCGCACCGAAGATCCGAAGTCGCACGAGCTGGAGACGCGCAAGCACTTCCTGACGCGACTACTGGCCCAGCGCCACACGCTGATCATCGCCGCCGGCACCGGGTGCGCGAGCGCGCCCGGCTTCCCGCCCTTCGACGTACAGGTCGCGCGTGCCCTGCGGGAGATCGACCGCATCCTCGGCTACCGGCCGAGTCGCGATCGGCAGGCGCAAGCGCGCGGGCACGGTGTGGCGGCGCCAGCGACCCAGCCGGCGAGCCCAGCGCTTGCGGTGACCAGCGTGCCTGGCGCCCCGGCGTCCGAGCCCGCCCATCACGCGGCTCCGGCCGAAGGGCATGGACCGGCGCCGGCGCCCCACGGTCACGCGCCGAGTCCCTCGCCCCCGTCGACTCCCGCCGCGCCGAGCGAGCCTGTCGCCGAACCGAGTGTCCCGGCGCCGGCACCAACGCCGACGACTCCCGCACCCCCGACCCAGGAACCGCCGCCCGCACCTCCCGTCACCCCGCCGAGCAAAGGCGGTGTCGTCGGCAACCCCGGCGGCGCGGCAGGCGAAGTCCTCTGTGGGATCGGCGACCTCGCCCACCTTCCCATCTGCACCGAATGAGACTCGCCGCCTGAGTGGGCGGCCCCACCTATCGAAAGGAGGGCCACCGTGCCCACCTCGACTGCCGGCCAAAAGGCCGTTCACCGCCCCCTGTCTCTGCACTCGCCGCGTCTGAAAGGCGAGGACGTTCACGCCTTACAGGGGCAGATCAACGAGCAGTACCGACACCTCAAGATCGACCGCGAGATCGAGGCCGACGGCGTGCTCGGGGGCGAGACCTTCGAGGCGGCCGAAGAGGTCGCCAACTGCCTCGGCGTCCTCGGCGACGCGCAGGCCAAGCTCAAGCGCAACACGATCTCCGAAGGCACCCAGAAGCTGATCCGGGGTCGCGAGCGCACGCAGGAGGAGGCCGCCGCCGGCAACCGCCGCAAGGACTACCGCGAGAAACTCCGCAAGCGCTACGCGAAGTCCCCGGGCGAGGAAGCGATCGTGAAGTCCAACGGCCTCGTTGGCGTCCACGAGGAACCGCCCGGATCCAACTGGGGCAAGAAGGTCGGCGAGATGATCGAATTCACCGGCTACTCGGGGCCGGTGTTCTGGTGCGGGTGCTGCGCCTGCTGGATCGTCGTCCACCTGGGCGGGGCCAAGATCCCGAACCGGATTCGCCTCGGCTACGCCCCCTACATCACTGCCGACGCGCTGGCCCATACCAATGGCCTGCGTGCCGTGCCGATCCAGAAGGCCCGCGCCGGGGACATCGGCTGCCTCTGGGGTGGCGAGCACGTCGTGACGATTCGGGCCGACGTCAAGCCCGGCGACACGATGGTAAAGACCCGCGAGGGCAACACCTCGGCTTCTGACGGCAGCCAGTCCAACGGCGGCGAGGTTGCCGATAAGGAACGGCCCATCGGCGACTTCGATCACGGGATCGCTGCGCGCCCGGACTGGAGTTGATCGGCATGGCTCACTACCTCAAGGCCGCGGCGAAGCGGCTCTGGTCGGGGGCGACCGCGCTGTATCGGCGCTACCCGGCTCGCTCCAACACCCTGGTCGCCGGCACCGTCGTCGCGGGCCTCGGCTTCCTCGGCGTCTCCGTCGACCTCGTCTCGGTCAAGGCGATCGTCGCGCTCGAGCTACCGATCCTCGCTGCCGGCGAGGCCACCCATCGTCAGGTAACCCCCGTCCGAAAGAGGAACCGATGACGCCTGCACACGCCCATTACGAGATCTTCACCGGAGACGACGGCAAGATCTACTGGCGCCTCAAGGCGCGCGGGAACGGCGAGATCCTCTGCCGCTCCAGCCAGGGCTACGAGACCGAAGAGCACGCTTGCGAAGGGATCGACGCGGCCGAACGCGCCTCCCGAGAAGCCCACGAAATTCGGGTCGAAGGAGAAGAGGAATGAGGCGCCTGCTGCTCTTCCTCCTTGCCCTCCTCGTCGCGATCGCCGTCTCCTGCTCCGGCGCCGTGGCCTCGACCTCGAGCGAGCGAGTACAGGATCATCGGATCTCAGCTCTCACCATCCGGGTCAAGGGACTCGAAGCGGAGGTTGCCGCCCTGGAGGCGCGGGCCCTGCTGCCAGGTCCGCTCCGGCGTTAATCGCCATCCAACCAGTCGCGCCTTCGAGGCCCGTCATCCCTATCGGGGGTGGCGGGCCTTTTGTCGTTCCGGGGCGCGTCCGCCGGTTATAGTCCCGTCTGGACTGGGTTCTCTCAGGGAACCTGAGGCCACCCCGGCCCCCCGCCTTCCCCCACTCACATGGTCGAGGCGGGGGGCTGTTTTCCTTCAGCCTCGGCAAGGGCTCTGCGCCAGATCGTCAGCCAGTCCACCTTGCACTCCTCGGCATAGGCGTCGACCAGGGAGTCGATGCCGATCTCGACGCCGAGTTGGGACTGCTCGAACTTGGTGATCACCGATCGACTGACGCCTGCACGAGCGGCGACTTCGATCTGAAGGACGCCGGCCTCCTCACGGATGTCTCGCAGCACCTGGGCGAGCGGTTCGAGGATGCCCGGCACGCGGCGAACCTATGGAGCCCCGATTGAGCGCGGGTGCCCTCAGGGAACCTGGGATGTACCGTGAGCGAGGTTTTCAGCGGCGGCGCCGCATCATCGGCTCGACCCGCTTCACCACTTCCCAGCCCGACAGCCCTTCGACCTCTCGCTGGCTCTCCGGGATGAACCCGAGCCGGGAACCGAGCATCAGGAGTTCCCGGCAAACGAAGACGCTCGCCGGGTCGATGCCGAGCCGCCGTTGCCGGAGTTCGCTCGCCTTGAGCATTGGACCAGTGTCTCGCGATCAATGCGTGCCGAGTCAACGGCCAGAAGGGTGCGAGTTCAGGGGAGGAGTGGGACGGACCGGCCGTTATGCGCTTTCGCGGTACTCAGGGTGGTTCGGGGTGGGTCGGGGGACGGCTCCCGCAGCGGGGCAGGGTAGCGGCGAGGGGGAGAGGCGGTGCCCCTGATCGGCCCCGGGGTGCTGACCCAAGGGCACCGCGCTACGCCGGGCTAGGAGATCTTGCCTTTGGCGCTTGGCGGGATGACCTGCTTCGTGATGCTGATCTGCATGCGGCTCACCTCCCCTCAACAGTCGGGATATGGGCCCGACCGTAGGGACGCTGTAGGTCGTTACAGCGCTGTGAGCGAAATCAGCGCTGAGACGGAGCCTTTTTGCCGAAGGGCTAACCTCTACCGCTCAGAACTTCTGGAGAAGGAGAGGAAATTGGCCGCCAAACTGAGCCAGCAGCAGCAGATCAACGCGAACTGGATCGAGGCAATGGGGCACGAGATCCGTCGCGAAAGCTGGCGGGTCCTCTCCGATCAGGGCGTCTGCTCCCCGAAGGAGATCGCCGACGCCCTCGGCGGCCGGTATCCCTTGGACAAGGTTGCCCATCACGTTCGGCGCCTCGCGGCCCTTGGCTGCGTCGAGCTAGTCGACGAGAGGAAAGTTCGGGGCGCGGTCGCGCACTACTACCGGCACGTCGATCGGGTGCTGGTGGAAGACGACCAGTGGAACCAGCTCCTCGAGGAGAACCCGATGCTGGCCAAGCACCTGCTCGGGAAATTCATGCAGGCCCAGTTAGACGACTACGCCAGGTCGATCCGCGCCGGCACCCTGGGCAACGACGATCGCTTCCATGTCCAGCGGACCCCCGCGGTCCTCGACGCCGAGGGACTCGACGAAGCCCTCTCGTTGGCCGAACGGATGGAGGAAGAGTTCAACGCCATCGTGGCTCGGTCTGCGGATCGGCGCACCGACACCGAGGTCGAGCCCCTGCGCGTTTCCTGGTGCCAGAGCGTCTTTGCCACTCCCTGAAAGGCCGAGCGACCGCTGTGGTCAGCGTCAGCATTTTCCCCTTTACAGGGCGGATTCCGTCTGCAATAACTCCGGTTCGCCGACTGTTTAACGCGGATTCAGCAAATGAGCTGGGGAGATCCTTCAAGGTGAGCATCGAAACGGCAGTGTCGGACATCGAGGCAGCCCGCCGGTTGGCGACGGCCCATGAAGAGATAGCAGCGGGCCTCCCGCTCGAGTCCCCGGTTAGGCGCCTGGCTCAGTGCTGTGGGGATCACTGGGAGCAGATTGCTCGCTCGCGTCAGCAAGAGCTTTCTGAAGCGCCCGTTCCTCAAACGTAGCCCGCTCGCTCGGCGTCATCACTTGCACGAGTCGGTCGGCGCGCTCCATGTCGGGCAACCGTTGTAGGTCGACGGTGAAGAACGCCTCTGGCAACTCGGCGGCTGTTCCGACCTGGCGGATGGCCTGGGCTCGCTTGCGCTCGGTCGTGTTCGGCCGCTCCTCGCTGCCGAAGTCGCCTTTCTCCCACCTCTCTAGCTGCTGGCGGCCGGCTTCGATTCGCTCAGCGAACGCAGTGATGCTCTCCCGGGCGTATCCGCGCCCTGCGCTCAATCGCTTGCCCAACTCTTTATCGCTAAGGGGGCCGGCCATTGGAAACGCGCACCTTACCTAGCTGCTGGAGAAATCTTCAGCGCCGAGTGCAGGGAGAATAGGTAGAACTGGTATCGATTTGACAGAACTTCTATCAATCTGATACAGTTTGTCCCACGATGGGCAAGGCGGCGGAGCACCAGATAGCGACTCGGGTTGACGGAGACCTTCTCCGCCGACTCGATGAGTTCTGCGACGTGCAAAAGCGATCGCGCTCGTTTGTCCTGTCGGAGGCATTGGAGCGGTTCCTTGCCGACCAGGAGGCCGGCGTACCCGTCCCGGCCCGGAGCGCCGCCGCATGAGCTTCCGAGTCGAAGTGACCAACCCCTTCCACGAGGACGACTCTCGGGAGGAGCGGTACGACTGTGCCAACGAGCTGGAGCTGGCTTCCCGGATCGAGGATCTGACTGGCCAGACGAGCGAGTGGTCGCAGGACGCAGCGACGGAAACGCTCTGGTGCGCCCGATTCGAGTGGGAGGACCTCGAGACCGGACGCACCGTCACCGCTGAGCGAGTGGGGGATCTGGTCGGGGGGCGGTCCTGATGAACCAGCGCGAGCAGGAGCAGCTCCGACTTGACACCCGGGCGCGAGCCTTCGCGGACGCCGCCAGTCTTGCTTCCCACGCTGCGAGCACCGGCCAAGACCCCCTGGAGGAGTTGAGGCGCCTTGAGGTCTCGGCCTCCCGGGCGGCCGGCGACCACAGAGCAGCCACCAAGAAGGACGGCAAGTCCTGATGCCGAGGTCCGGCTACTACAGCCCCACCGAGGCCGAGACGGTGAAGGTCGGGATCGACCAGGACCTCCAGGCGATCCGGTTCCGCTCTGAACGACTGGGGCTGGCGGTCACCGGTGCCGGCGCGATCTGCACCCGAATCAACGAGGCCTACCGGGAGTTCGAGGAGGCGGTCGGAGAGCTTCACGGGCTGGTTGACCTGCGGACCGAACGGACCGAGGCGGGGGCGCGGTTCTGATGGCCAGCGAGCGCGTGTGTCCCGGCTGCGGCACCGATCTGCGTGGGACCCACGGGCGCCGGAAGTGGTGCTCGGAAAAATGCCGTCGCGAGACGTCGTACGGCGGGACCTGCGAGGACTGCGGCGCCCCTACGAACGGGAATGACGGTCCGGGGACCGCTGCCAAGCGTTGCGCCGAGTGCGCGCCGCGTGCCAATCGGATCTGGTCGCGCGAGCGGATCGTCGCGAAGATCCAGGAGTGGAGCCGTCGTTACGGCGCTCCACCCACGTCGCGTGACTGGCTTCCAGCGATGGCCGCATGGCAGGGCTCGTCCGAGGCCGCGCAGATTAAGGCGCGGTTTGAGGACGGGGAATGGCCCTCGACCAACACGGTCATCTTCTACTTCTCACGGTGGAACAACGCCATCGCCGCGGCGGGTTTCGACCCGCGCCCGGCACATGGCCCCCGAGCGAGCGGAGCGACCGTCTGATGCTCGCCACCCTCTCCTCCCAGGAAGCCCATCGGTACCTGATCGCCTTCCTGATCGTGGTCGTGGCGATCGCCGTGGTGCTGATCACCTTCGTCGTCGCCTCCGTCCGGGCCTACCGGGCGACCCGGCGCGATCCGCGTCTTCAGCGCACTCGTCCCGAGCGAGCCCGCCCGTGCGATCTCGGCGCCGCCTACCGCTCCTACTGGACCTCTCGCAGGCAGCGGGAGCACGGCGAGATCGGGCGTGTGGCATGAGCGCCGCCGCGAAGCGACTTCACGCCCGCCCGGTGCTGCCCCGGCTCATGCCTCCCGTGACCCGCTGCGAGGAGACGGGCAAGCGGGGCTATGAGGCGAAGGCCGATGCGATCTCCGTGGCGGCGCGGGCGAGTAAAGCCGGACCGCAGCGGGCCTACCTCTGCGAGTTTTGCGAGCGCTGGCACCTGACGACCCAGCCGAAGAGGCGGGTGCCTCGATGAGCCCGGTGACCATCGGCCTGCTCGCGCTCGTCGTCCTGCTGGCGGCCGGCTTCCTCTACGCGCTCTGGGACTACCGGCGCATCTGCCGAGAGGCCGGCGTCCGCCCCTTCCCGCCTTCCACACAACAGAAACGAGGCGCCGCGGGATCTGCGGTCCCCGACGCCCCAATCCACGGAGGTAAGCCGTGAACAAAGAGAACCTAATCCACCCGGGGGACATCGTTGAGCGGGTGGACAACGGCCGGCGGTTGGCGCCGATCGAGTGCGCTCCGCCCACGGCGATCGCCGACTACCTCGCCCGCCGGCCCAAGAAGGAGCCTGAGCCGCTCGAAGCAGAGACGGTCCACCGGGTCGGTCTCGGGCTCGACGTGGCCCGCAGCGCCCTGGTCGGTGTGATGAAGCGGCTGGACCTCGACCGCGAGCAGATCGGCGCGGCGGACCTGCATGTGCGGGTGGGGGAGATCGTCAACGAGATCGACGACCTGACGGCGCTGGTGGCCGAGAGGCACGGGGCATGAGTCCGGAGAACGGCGACGGCGTGGTCGAGGCCACGGCCGTCGAGGAGGCCGCGCCCGTACCGGCCGTCCCTGATCTCAATTCGCTCATCCCAGCCGGCGGTGCGACCGTCGCCGTCACGCCCCAGGTGCAGGCGCCCGAGTTGGTCAAACGCCTCGACGTGATCAAGGAAGCCCAGGCGAAAGCGATGGTCGAGAAAGTCGACTACGGCGTCATTCCGGGCACGAAGAAACCGACGCTGCTGAAGCCTGGCGCCGAGAAGCTCTCCGTCCTCTTCCAACTCGACGTACAGATCGTCAACGAGAAGGTCTGGGGGCCGGATGACCACCTGACCGTGATCTCCCGGGCGACCGCGTTCCACGCCCCGAGCGGAACTCGCCTCGGCTACGGCGAGGGCATCTGCACCACTCGCGAGAAGAAGTACGCCGTCCGCCAGCAGCAGCGGCACTGCCCGAAGTGCGGCAAGGCCACGATCTTCGAGAGCAACCAAGATCGGACCTTCTTCTGCTGGAAAAAGAAGGGCGGCTGCGGCGCCAACTTCCCCGCCGGCGATCAGCGCATAACCGACCAGGACCAGGGCGAGGTCCCGAACCCCGACCTCCCCGACCTCTGGAACACCGTGGTCAAGATGGCCGAGAAGCGGGCGCGGGTGGATGTAGTGCTCGCCGTCACCGGCGCCTCGGCGCTTTTCACTCAGGACGTAGAGGACGGTCAGCCAAGCCCCGACCAGGAGCGCCGAGAAGCGCCGGAGTACGAGCCCGAGGAGATCACCGAACCGCTCGATCCCGAGCGCGTCGGTCGCATCGGCGAGGCGATCACCAGGCAGCAGCTTTCATACACCCGAATCGGCCAATTGCTGAGCGCCTGCGGGATCAACGGCCTGAGGGCCGCGTCGGGCAAGGCGCTGAAAGAGCGGGTCGACTCGCTGAAGCCCGAGCAAGCCGACAAGCTGGAAGCGGCGCTCGAGCGGCTGGCCCAGGACGACGCGGCCGAAGAGCCGCAGGAGGCGCCGGCCGGTGTGTGACGGCCAGCGCATCGCTCTGCCTTCCGGCGACTCCCTCTGGTTCTACGAGGCCGACCACACCTACTGGCGCCACAACGAGCAGACGGGCAAGCGAGGCAAACAGCTCACGGGCGTGACGACCGTCGTCAAGCCGCTCGACTTCAACTCGGAGAACCTGCTGCGCTGGGCGGCGCGTACCCAGTGCGAGGGCGTCGCCCGCCTGTACACGCAATCCACGGCGGCCGAGTACCACCATTGGCTTACCTCGGCCGAGGAGATGTGGAAGGAGCTAAACGCTCACGGGCTCACCTACGAGAAGGTCCGCGACCTCGCCGGCGAAGAGGGGACGAACGTCCACATGCTTGCCTTCGAGGCATTGTCGGCCGGGCGCCCGGGGCTCGACTTCGACGCGCTGAGCGATCGGGAGAAAGGACTTGCCGCCGGGGTCTCCGCCTTCTGGTTCGACCACGATCCGAACGCCGCCCAGGTCGAGCAGGTCGTCTACTCCAAGCAACTCGGCGTCGCGGGCCGTCTCGATTTCCGCGGTCGCATCCAACGCCGCTGCAACCGCAACCGCTGCGCCTGCCACGAGGCCGAGGGGTTCGGTGTCATCGATCTGAAGACGGGCGGCTTCATCAGCGCCGCCGCACACGCGCAGGTCGGCGGGGGTTACCCATTGCTGGCCGAGGAATCGGGGTTCGGCGAGTCGAACTGGGCCGCGATCCTCCAGGTCGCAGACGACGGCACCTACGACTTCTTCAAGGCCGAGGGCACGCCCGAGGCTTTCGAGGCATCCGTCATCACCTACAGGCACGCCGGCAAGATCAACGCGGCCGCGAAGAGCGGCCGTGAGGCCCGGGTACTGAGCCGCGAGCTTGACGAGCAGATCGCGGAGGCGGTGGCTGCATCGTGAGCGCCTACACGGGCCCGATCGGCAAGGGGTCCACCTTCCGCCGTGGCGACCGCACCATCCGCATCGTCGGGGACTTCTGCCCGACCGAAGGCTGGCCGTACCTACTGACCCATATCGGCGAGCGCGAGATCTCCAGTGGGCGCAAGCGGATCGCCGACCACCGACTACGCCGCGAGTTCGAGCCGATCGAGGCGGTGGTCTGAGTGCTCACCCCACAGGACAAGGAGCGCCTAGAAGAGATCGCCGACCGGATCGAATCGCTTGCCCTTCGTTATGGGAATCCCGGCGGTTCCTCGGCGGTAGCCGGCCTTCAAATCTCCGACGTCGCCTTCCTCCGCAAGCTCTCCAACCAGCTAGGTACCGAGCAGGTAGGGGGAGACTGCGAGGCGTGCGGCGGCAGCGGCGAGGACGGCACCGAACCGTGCGGCGAGTGCAACGGCAGCGGTAAGAGGAGGTGTGGGCATTGCGCAGCGGTAGAGCGCGAGGCCGCCGAGCAGGTAGACGACGTGGTCGAGCTTTGGGCCGGTCGCTTCGAGGCCGCGATCCGCGAGTTCGATCAGCGAGCCGAGGGCTGCCGGTGGGAAGGCACGTCTCCCGAGCCGTTCGTCTTCGCCGCCACGTTCCTCCGCGAGACGCTGAAGCAAATTGGCCAGCCCCACCAGCTAGGTACTGGGGGAGGGGACGAGGGGCTACGGGCTGCCTTGGAGCACGACATCGCCTGCCTTCGCCAGTCCGCCAAGGAATACGCCGAGTACAGGAATGAGAAAAAACGTCAGCGCGGGCGGTCCCAAGCGGAGGAGGCGGATCACCTTCAGGCTCTCCTCGACGTCAACCCACCCGCCACCCCAGTACAGGACGAGGTGGGGGAGGACGGTGCTGCACTGATCGCGGCCGAGCGACGCCGGCAGGTAGAGGCCGAGGGTTGGACGCCAGAGCACGACGACCAGCACGACCAAGGCGAGCTAGCGCAGGCAGCAGCGGCGTACGCGCTACACGCAGGCGCGGGCCTGTCGAAGCGGGTCTATGAGGCCGAGCGGCTTTGGCCCTTCACGGACGGCTGGAAACCGAGCGCGAACGAGGTCCGCGAGCTGGTCAAGGCCGGCGCTCTCATCGCCGCCGAGATCGACCGCCTTCAACGTCTCGACGCCACCCAGCCCGAGCCCCACCAGGGACTAGAGGGTCCACGCGTTGAGGGGATCGCTCAGGACTTCGAGCGGTTTGCCGCGGGGCGAGAAAAGGAAGCGGAGGAGGAGACCGCAGCCCCAACGAGGGAGCGGCTACTTGGCGGGGCGGACTGCCTTCGCGAGGCCGCTCGTCATCTCCGCCTCGCTCACCGGACCGACTTCGAGACCGGCCAGCCACCCAAGGAGCAGGGGGAAGGAGGCGACGATGGGCGTTGAGCGGCAGAGCATTGCGCCCACCTACGACTCGCGGCAGACGGGTGACGCCTACACGGTCGAAGTCCGTGAGGACGACAAGCGGATCGACAAGCACGCCGTCGCCGACCCGTTCGTCAACACCACGATCCACGTCCGAGGCTGGCGAAACGCGCTCGCGGTTCTGCTCCATCGCTATTGCTGCTCGGTGCATGTCGGTGCCGTGGACCCTGCGCGCTACGAGGACATCGCCGAGTTGAACGACGACTACAAGGGCCAGCCTGGATCTACCCGTCGTGCCGAATGGGACGCCCAGCTACAGCGCGGCCTCGGCGACTTCGCGGCCGTCCTTGCCGAGCACGAAAGCGAGGACCCAGCCGATGTCCACTGAGAACCCCACCTACCTGGAGAGGGCTCTAGAGGCAGGTGCAATCGCTCACGGCGCGGTGTATGACGCGACCGGGGGCGCGGCCATGACGGCCGAACTGGTCGGTGCTGTTGTCGGGGCCGTCGAGGACTTCATCCGAGAGGACGAGCGCTGGAAGGTAGAGGCGGCGCTGGAAGATCAGACGACGCGCTCAGACGCTGAATCGCGAATCAGGCGACAGGTCGCCGACGGCGCAGGGGGCACGCTCGTCCCGGATGACGACATCGCCGTCTTCGTCCGCGAGTCCTTCGCCGCCGCGCTCGCCGCCCTCAACGCATCCCCAGAGACCCAGGAGCCTTGCGAGCGGTGCGGAGGCAGTGAGCAGGAACACGTCGAGTACGGCCGAGACGGCAGCGGGCGCCCAACCGGTACGTACCCATGTCGTGCGTGCCAGCCAGAGACCCAGGAGGGTGACGGTCCCGCCCAAGGCCTGATGGACCCAGACGAGGAACGCCGGCACCGGCTGGAGATCGACGAGATCCTCGCGGAGCAGGACCAGACCCAGGGGGGTGATTCGGGGCAGGGGGAGGACGGCTGGCCGGACGAGTTGACGGTCTACAAGCGGAGAGGCCCGACCGGGAAGCCCACGCTGGATCGCCCGGGCACGGCATCTATGTTCGGCGTCACCGACTCTGAATCTCGCCGCTATCTCCCAGCCCCAGGGGGTGAGGACCGGTGAGCGAGTTGATGGTCGGCAACTACGAGTACAAGGCGGCCGAGCAGATCGTCGTCGGCGACTGGCTGCCCTTCCAGTACCAGGGCCGGGGCCAGTGGCTCGAGGTCGCCAAGGTCGAGAAGAAACGGACTCGGATCTGGCTCACCGTCGAAGAACCAGCCAGCGGCGATCGCTTCACGACCCGGCCGTACTTCGCCGACCAGCTCGCCTTCAAAGAGGGCGCGACGATGATCGAAGAGGCCGATCAGCGCCAGCGCGACTTTGAGGCCAAGAAGCTCGCAGGGGGTGATAGGCAGTGAGTAAACGGTTCCGAAAGAAGGCCGTTGAGGTCGAGGCGGTCCAGTGGACGGGGGACCGCAAGGCGATGCTCGGGTGGCTTGACCGGGTGCTCCCCGAGGGCGCCGATCGCGACAAAGTCGTCCAGCATCACCCGCACGGACATCTCCGCATCTTCACGCTGGGCGGCTGGTGGATCTGCAAGCAGGGCGACTGGCTGATTCGCGAGCCGCTTCCTGATCTGCGGGGCCGCCTCCTCGCCTGCTGCAAGCCCGACATCTTCGAGGCCACCTACGAACCAGCCGACCAGTCCACCCAGCCAGTACTAGACCTGGAAAAGCTACGAGAGCGCCTCTACGAAGAACTGACGCTCCACATGGAGGACCGGATCCTCTGTCGTGTCCTTGATGAGGTCTTCGGGTCGGTTCCCGAGTGCTCTGGGCAGCCAGTACTAGACCTGGAGGGGCAAGAGGTTCAAATCGCGCTCGACCCGGAATGCATCGAGGCCGAGAACGTGCGCGAATTCTACCCCGAGGCGGTAGGGGCGGCGACGGGCGCGCTGCAAGCCGTACTCGACCCAGACGACGACGCGCGCGCTCACCGTGACGCAGACCTTCTCGCCTCCTGCGCGTGCTCCGAGGCGTTCAAGGCGCTCGTCACCGTGGCCGGTCTCTCCGACTCCAAGGAGAAGGGGACGTGAGGCCGCCCGAGCTTCTGAAAGCGAACGAGGCGATGCGGGTCGCCGCAACCGCGATGGGCGACTTCTCCCTCCCGGACGGGCTGGCTGACAGCGCGCGGGCGGTCTACTCGGCGGCGGCAAACCTGGATGCGGCCTCTCAGATCGCGCGCATGCGCATCCAGGCTGACAACCGCCTTTACGTGCCCGGCTGGCTGATCGAACGGTACGGCGCCCCCGAGGCGGAGCCAACGCGATGAGCAGCCAGGCAGATGTACAGGTTCCGGAGGAGGCGGTAGAGGCTGTGGCGTCTCGGCTCTACGAACGCTACTGCGAGATCCCCGCGCCGCCGCGTGGACGCTGGGAGGACGAGTCCGCAGGCGGTCGGGAGCGCTGGCTGGGTCAGGCTCGCGACGACCTCGCCGCCGCCCTACCCAGCTTGCTCGCCCACTTCAAAGAGCGGCTACTGAGCGACGAGGCCATTGAGGCAGCAGTCCGCGCCTCAGACCTCTGCTACGTGGGAAAGAACGCGCTGGACTGGAAGGTCCGAGACGCGCTCGGGGCCGCGATCGCCACCGCCTTCCAACACAACATCACCACCGCCTTCCAACACAACACCGACTCCCAAGGAGGCTGAGGATGGCTGATCTGAGCAAGCTCATAGACGAGGCTGAGTTCAAGCTCGCCATGGCTAAAGACGAGGCCTTGGACGGCGACCCGGGAGAAGCTAAGAACTGGGCCGAGGGCTTGCGCGACACGGCCGATTCCCTCGTGGGCGAACTCGCCAAGGAGGCTGCCAGCCATGCCGAATAGTCGAGCGGTAGAGGAGACGATGCGCGTCGAGTTGACGCGAGAGGAGGCCGAGCGCCTATTCGCCTGCATCGGTGCGGGGCTGTCCGAGGACACCGTTGAGACGCCCGCACCGTTCGCTCTGAAGACCGCCCGAGCGAAGCTCCGTGCCTCCCTCGACTCCGAGCATGTAGAGGACTGCACCTGCCCAACGGACCACCGCTCCGCCCAGTGCCCAATCCACGGCCATCACCGCAAGGGCACCGAGGGAGGCTCGCGGAGAGCCGGTGCCGATGAATGCGACGGGAGCGGCGAACGACCTGAGGTAGTCGGAGACGCGAAGTCCCTCAGTCAGGAGATGGTCTCCTGCGACTGCCCCCGCTGCCAACCAGTAGAGGGAGGGCGGCCGGAGCTGGAGGCTCTGTTGCTTGACGTTGACGGGCCGGTGCGTCTAGAGCTACGGGAAGCCATCGGCGACATGGTCGGTGCCTACGAGTGGCGAGACGCTGAGGGTGAGGCACTGGCCCCGAATGATCCCAGCCTCGAACGGTTGGCCGACGCCGTAGACGCGCGAGTGGCTGGCGCTCTCAGGGTCGCTCTCGCCTCCACCCAGCCCCAACCCGACCAAGCACCAGAGGGGGCGGGGGACGATTTGCTTCGTGCATCCGCAGTCGAGGCCTATCTGCACGACGCCCGCGAGCCGAGGGACATCAGCCACCTACTTGAGGGCGCTCCGAAGCCCATCCGGCGCCCGGTCATCGAGTTGGAGCCCACCGATGTAGGGGGGGCCACCGATGCCTGAGTCATTCATCCCGGTCTGGATGAGCGTGAGCGAGGCCGAAGAGTTCCGCGACTGGCTCGCCAGCATGGATGACTTCCAGGAACGCGAGCACGGCATCTTGGAGTCGGCCCTTTCCCGCCAGCGTCCTCGGAGCTACGACGAGATGCAGGCCGAGCGTGGCCTTGTCGTCGGCGGCGACGGTGAGCGACGAGAAGCCGCTGTTCTCACCGTCGCCGCGATCTACTTCGACCGAGCGGCGGGTGCCATCCGCGAACGCGATCCGATCAAGGCTGGTCATTTCCGCGACGCCGCCGACCGCCTCCGCAGCTTCATCCCTGACCGCCTGTCGGATGTAGGGGAGGGTGGCTGCAAGCACGACTGGTTCGTTCCGCCGACGATTGGCGTCCCGGCCTCTTCCGGCATCCGCCAAGAAATTTGCCGGAGCTGTGAAGCCGCTCGGCCAATCGGGACGGGGGGCGAGCGGTGAGCCTTCAGTTGCCTTCAGCGCTGGCTTGCCGCTCCGCGACCTTCTTCCCCGCCTCGGTGAGCGAGTACATCTCCTCGCCGGTAACCGGATCGAATGAGACTTTCAACAGCGGCGGGCGACGGATAACGACTGCATCCGGATCATCCTCGTCGGGGCGGATCTCGAACTCTCTCGGCTCCATTCCCAAGCCTAAGGCGAATGTGATCGCCCCCGTCAAGGCCCCGCGTTCGACTGAAGCCGCTCATTGCGTAGTTGCCGCCGCCCTACAGCAGGGAGAGGAGAGCTAGTGGCGGGCACGGGGATCTTCTCGTTCGTCGCGGAGTCGATTGAGGACGCGCGCGTCGTCTCTTGCCACGACCTGCCGCAAGTGTCGCCGCAGGAATGGGACTGCGGCTGCGTCACCGAGGTCTACGTCACCGACCGCAACGCGCTTGAGGGCGAGAGGCCTTTCGAGATGCGCCTTGCACGGCCCTGCGACTCCGAGGCGTGTTGTCTGCCAGCCGAGCAGGGAAGGAGCGAGGGCTGATGGCCAGCGGTTGCGTTCCGGGTTGCATCGCGTGTCGAGACGAAGTCCCGCCGCCCCACGCATCCGAGCGAGACATCGTCCAGGTCCAGAAGGAAGTCTGGGAAAAGATCGCTCGCGAAGAGCGTGAAGGTAAACGCCAACCGCCCGTGATCAAGTGGTGATGGGCATGCCTAACCCCCAGCCACAGAGGCAGCCCGATGGCTCTGAGGGGCGAAGGGAATGGCGCGTCAGCGAGTACGCACCGGTAGGCGACGGGCGCGGCGGCACGGTTCGTTGGAAGGCCGAGCTTTGGGGACCGCAGCCGACTAATCACGAGCGCCTTGTACCAGCCGCCCTCCTAGACCAGGAGAGAGCACGGGTAGACCAGGCCGAGGCACAACGAGACGCCCTACAGACTCGACTAGAAGAGGCAGAACGCGCCCTCCGCTACATCACCGGCCAGGACGTTGCCGGCATGGAAGGTCACCAGCGCCCGCAGGACGTGGCGAGTGCCGCGCTCGGGGAGATCGGCCCGCTCGAGGACACCCGCCGCCGGTTCTTCGCTGCGATCGACGCGCAGGAGGGTGAGCAGTGAACGCGCGCGTCTGCGAGTACCGCCACTGCGACGCCTCGATCGATCATCGGCGCCCGAACGCCAAGCACTGCTGCGACGAGCACAAACGGGCGGAGAGCCGCGCGCGGAAGTCCGACCCACCCGGAACTACCTATCCGCTCTCGAAACCGTCCGAAACCGTCCGCAGGGCATCTAGGGATGGGTGTGGGACGAAGCTCTACCTAACCCGTGAGGACGTTCGGTACCTCGCTGCCCGTGACGATGCCCCCCCCGGATTGGCCAAGAAGGTCGACCGAGCCGCCAGGAGGTTGGTGGCGTGATGGTACGCGGAGGAGGGCGATGACGTGGGCAAAGCTGGACGATGGCTTTCACTCGCACCCGAAGGTGCGGGAAGCCTGGTACCGCTGCCCGGCCTCGATCGGCCTGCACGTGATCGGGATCACCTACGCCGCCGACCACGAAACGGACGGTGTGGTCCCGTCGTGGTTCGTTGCCGGCCTCTTTCAGAAGCCCAAGGAGTTGGAGTCGGCGGTTTCGACCTTGACCGAACTCGGTATGTGGGAAAGCCACGCCGACGATTTCGTCATCCACGACTTCCTGGATTTTCACCCCTCCAAGGCCGCGCTCAAAAAGAGGCGCGACGCCGAGGCGGAGCGCAAGCGCAAGGAACGAGCGGAGGTGTCCTCCTAGTGTCCGCGACCTGTCCGCCCGGACAAAACTCGGACACGGTTCGGACGGCGTTCGGACTTTGCATGGACGCCGTCAGGACCCTAGACCCGTCCCGTCCCGTCCCGGCCCAGGACCGTCCCGAAGAAGGGTCAGGGCTTTCCAATTTCCCATCCGTCGATCGGTACAGCCCCGACCCTGTCACCTCCTCGCCGAGGCGTGAGATCTGGCACCACCTCACCGCCGGGTTGCGGATGCTCGGGACCAATGATCACGGCCGAGACTGGCCGCTCCCGCGCCGCGACCGCCTCGCCGAGCTTCTCGCCGAGTTCCCCGACGACCTCTGCGTCCAAGCCGCCCGGGAAGCCCGCGAGATCGTCCAAGCCCAGGACCGCGCCCCGAACATCACCGGCCTCTTCGAGAAGCGGCTACGGGATCTGGCCGAAGCGCGCGCCACGGTGCGCGAGGCGTTAATGGGGAGCGCTGCCTGATGGCCCGCCAGACCCACGGCTTCTGCCCGAACTGCAAGGAGCAGTGTGCGGTCAGCGCCGAGCTTCGCTGCCTGTGGTGCGATACGCCGACGACCGTGAAGAAACGGGGTGGCGGGAAGCCGGCAGGCGTCCACGGGAAGCTGGCCGACCGCCACCTCCAGGCGCTTCACCACTTCCACTTGGAGCAGGGCGTCTCGATCCGGGAGTTGGGACGCCGGGTCTGGGAGAAGGCCGGCTATGCGTCCGCAGCGTCGGCCGCCGAGTCGATCAGCCAAGGCTTCAAGCGACTCCACCTACCGGCCCTGTCTCGGGAGGCGGCGACCGCCAAGGCCAACGAACGGCGCCGGCAGCCAGGCTCACCGGGGACCGCCAATCGCGGCGCCTACAAGCGGTGGCTCCGCAAGAAGAACGGCGGCTACCGACGCTGCAAGGGCATCAAGAAGCAGCCGCCAGGGAAGGGACGGCCCTGCTCGCGGTACGCACTGGTCGGCTCGGACTTCTGCCAGGCGCATGAGCCAGCCCGCCAACCCGCGCTTGCTGCCCGGTTGGAGGAAATGCGTTCCCGAATTGGAGCGGCCGCCTGATGGGGATGAAGTGGTGCCCCGAGGGGGAGCACGAGCAGAAGGTCGCCTTCCAGGCCCGAGCCGGCGAACGCCGCTGCCCGATCCACGGCTGCGATCTCCGCCCGCTCCCGAAGAAGCCAGGCCGTGCCCTCGGCGCCGACCGCTCCGCCGCTGAGACCCGCGCCCGCCAGCGCTTCAACGACCAGGTGCGCGACGAAGAATGCTTCTACTCCGAGCGCATCGACGGCGAGGCCCGCCGCCGCGGCCACGTCTGCACCTACCCGCTCGACGCTCACCATCTCGTCGAAAAGCAATGGATCCGCCGCGAATTCGGAGACCTCCCAGAGGACGAGTTGCTGGCGATCCTCTACGCCCCGGTGATCGGCGCCCCGCTCTGCCGCGCCGGCCACGAAGGCGTCAAGCGACTCCGCATCCACTGGCACGAGCTGAGCGACGAGTGCAAGCTGTTCTGCCGGGAGATCGACGAGCGCTACGGGTCCAACCACCCGTCGATGTATGAGCGGCTGAAGGTCGAATGCGGTGTGGGGGAGATGGCGGCGTGACCGAGTTCGGCGCCCTCGAAACCCTTGGCGAGATCGTCTCGCTCCTGTCGACCAAAGAGGTCCGCGACAACGGCCTCGAGGAGAAGGTCTTCCACCTTAACGGCATCACCTCGATCGAGGTCGCCGCCACCGCTCTTCGGGCGCGAGGATACGAGGTAGAGATCTTCGAGCTGGGGGGGGTCCGGCGAATGCGACTGCTGGCGACCCCTGCGGTCGGCGCCCGCAAACGCGCCAAGGAGCAGGTCTCGCTCTTCGACGCAGGCGCCGTCCGCGGTCCCTACGACCCCGAGGCGGCGTGATCGCGTGACCGAGGTCGCCGTCACCGAGCTCAAGCAGCCGCCCTTCTACACCGTCGAGTCGCTGGCGCGACTGCTGGCGGTGGATCCGCGGACCGTCAAAAACATGATTCGAGATGGCGAAATTGCGAGCTACCGATTCAGAGAATGCCGGCGGATCGCGAAAGCCGACGTAGATTCCTACCTCGCCGAACACCGCGACGAGGGAAGGAAGGCAGCATGAAGCGACGCGAGACCCCACTGAAGAGGCCCAACCCGTCAGGGGAGACGGTCTGGGTCGCTCGCTACACCAACGCTGAGGGAAAGCGCAAGAGCGCCGGCACCTTCAAGCTGAAGCGCGAAGCCCAGGAGGCGATCGATGCCGCCTACGCTCAAGCGGAGCGCGCGGCCGCGACTCCGGCGTCGCTCGCCGGGTCGACCCTGGGCGACTACGCCCGCATCTGGCCCGAGCGCCATCCCCGTTCACCTCAGACCGCCGACTCCCACGCGACCCGACTCCGTGCCGCCCTGCAGATACCAGTTGAGGGCCGCTCCCTCGCCGACTGGCCCTACCGCGAGTTGAAGCGGCGCCACATGGTGACGGCCTTCGATCACATGCTCAGGGTCGAAAAGCGCGCCCACAAGGGAGCGATCGGCATCCGCAACACCCTCTCGGCGATGACGCAGGACGCGATCACCGACGACGTGGTGGAAATGAACTTCGCGATGGGAGTCTCAGTGCGCGCCAACGATCCTCGGATCGTCAAGCCGCCAAAGCGGATTCAAGTCTGGACCTTCGACCAGCTGCGCGAATTCGCCTCGGCGGGGCGCGCTGACATCCGCCGGCAGACGCCGAAACCTGAGCGCCACCGGCAGACCGGGGAGGAGTTGCACTACTCGGCGACCGACTACGAGGCTGTCCTTGGCACGATCTGTCTCGCGAACTTCCGCATCGGCGAGGTGTTCGCCCTCCTGCGCGCCGAGATGGATCTCGAGCAGATGCTTTTCTACCCCACCGGCACCGCCTACAAAGGCGTCATCACCCGCGGCGACACGCGGGAGAAGAAGCACGAAGGGGAGAACCCGATCGCGCCGTCACTCGCGGCCATCCTTCGGCGCTACCCGCTCCGCATCGACACGCCCCTGCTATTCCCGACGCCCAGCGGCGGCGTCTGGTGGGACAAGAACTTTCGCCGGGACGTGTGGGAGCCGGCCGAAATCGCCAGCGGCCTGCCGATCAAGCCCCACGAGTGCCGACACTCCTACGTCACCCACCTCCGCGCCGCCGGCGTCGACCCCGCCGACCTCGCCGCCGTCACCCGCCACGACATTGACACGGCGACCCGTCACTACACCCAACCCCTCGGGCGCAGCATGGACGCCATCCGGGAGGCGATCGGTTGACGCTCGAGGTCGCATCCAGGTCGCATCTGGAGGGTGGCGGCGCTCGATTTCGCTCCGGACGCGGCATCCCTGAGGGAGAGCACGGGACTCATAATCCCTTGGTCGCTGGTTCGAGTCCAGCCCGCCCCACTAAAAGCCCCTAACTCGAACTGCCGCCAGAAGAAGCGCCGCTGCCGTTGGGAGCCTCGCCATTCAGCGCCGCTGGCTGGCGACCGGCTCAACGATCTAGGCCTTTCCGATCCGTTCGTCGTAGGCAACGGCCGCTCGGATGACTGGGCTCCTTATACACAGTAAATTTCGATAACTAATGTACGTTTAGCGGGTGGGCTCTCCGCGAAGGATCGGTGTAGCAATCGCTCTGGTTGTCGGAGCGTTCCTTGTCGTCGTTCCAGCGGCGTCTGCCTCGGAATTCTTCAAAGGGGACTTTGAGACTGGGGATCTGTCTCAGTGGAACTTCGTCCAAGCGATCCCGGGACGAGTCACGGCTGTAAAAGAACCAGCCTCGCAGGGAGCGTATTCCGGGCGTTTCGAAGTCAAAGAAGGCGACAAAGAGCCGGGTACCGGGAAGCCCAGGGCCGTGGCGTTCTCGGGCCAGACATTCAAAGAAGGCGATGTTCGCTACTTTCGGATCCTCAGTCGCGTCGACTCCTGGGACTTTGGCCACTGGGGAATCATCTGGCAGGTCCAAGATCAAAGCGGTGGCTCGCCGCCGCTCTCTCTGCAACTCTACAAAAACAAATCGACCCCGATGCTGTGGCTTGGATCTGGAAATGGCGTCGGCGAATACTGGGAAGCGCCGATGCCCGAACTCGGAAACTGGTTCGAGATCGTGATCCGAGTCGACTTCGGCGCAAAAGGCTCCCTGAAAGTTTGGCTCAACGGCGAACCGCAGGAA